GTCACAAAGACGGTAGGTCGCGCATCGCCTCTCATTCGTGGCATGACGTCAAACAGTGGCACGTTCAGAGACATTACGTCTCAACTGTACAACCGTGGTGGGATGATTGACGAGGCCGCTGAAGCTGGTGTGGCTACCAGATCGATGGAAGAAGTCGCAACGAACCGCATCATGACCTTCCGAATGGAAATCTTGGGGCCGGTCAACGAGGCATTTGAAAAGCTACGTTTTGACATGGCGGGTGCTGACGCCGGTCGCTTGCGGAGCGCGAAAGAAAAAGCCGCCGATCTTGGGGCCAATCTTAAAGGTCTAGCGTCAGACGTCGCGGCGGGACCAATGGCGTCCGGTGAAGCCAAAGCCGTTGAGCAAACTACTAGTGCCATCAGCAAAACCGAGTTCGAAGACATCATTGCGGCAGCGGCACATGAAGACATTGATGATCTAATGATTTCCAATTTGGAAGAACGCTTTGGTGCCAATGGCGCACAGATGGTGATCCAACGCGCCAAAGAGCAAGCTAATGTGCTGCACGACTACAACTTGCGTCTGGAAGACGAACTGGTCGAACTGGGCATGATGACCGACAAGGAACGTCTGGGTCGCAAGTTCGTATCGCCACAATTGTGGGACGGCAAGGCGATCAGACGCAGTCCGATTGCGGCTCGGAACTTCTTCATGCAACTTTTTGCAGATGATCCGACAGAAGAGTTTCTTGAAGCCACGTTTGGGATGACCAAAGAACAGTTTGGAAAGCTGGGGGTCGAAGACGTCACGGTCAAGAATTCGGATGGTGAACCAACTGTATATACGGTCGAACAAGGTGCTACCGCTAAGAACGAAATACTGGGCGAGTGGACCGGCGACCTCTACCGGACTGACCTAAAGAAACTCCAGAAGATGGAAGAGGACGCCGATTTAGAAGCGACTGCATCGCGAAAAGAAGCTGTAAGAGCCGCTGCCGAGTTTAGGTCTACAAACTTCGCCATCATCAAAGCGTCAGTCAAAGAAGCAAAAGACATTCTGCTAGAACAAATAGCAAAACGCGATCAGCGGAAATTGAACCGTGACAATCGCAAGGCCAAGAATGATCGTATGCTGGACGAGGTTCGCAAGCTGGAAGCGGAAGCCAAGCAGCGTCAGCGTGATATCGAACAGATGGTCAAGACCGGACGCCCAGGACAAAAGATACGTCTGCAAGCTGAAGAAACCGTCAAGGAAGCTAAAGCACTACTCGACATGGTTAACTACCGTGGTCAAACGGCTACCAAAAAAGAAGTTCTTGACGCTGAAGCAAACCTGACGGCGGCTGACATCGATCTGGCGAATATCGATAAGCCGATCCGCACAGACGCAGAAGGTCGTGCAAAAGCTAAACAGCCACGCAGTACCCGTATCAGTTACTTGCAGGGTAAGATCGATAAGAACACTCAAGCTATCAAAAAGCTGGACAAAGAACTCGACAAGTTAGACGCTAAGATTGACCCACTGCGCCGAAACGTCGTGGACGCTACGCAGAAGCGTAAACAACTTTTGACCGTCCAAAAGCTACGCCGCGCAGCCATGAATGACCAAGCCAAAGGCGCACGGAAAGCCAAGCGTAAACTGAAGCAAGCCAAGCGTCTGACCAAGCGCAAAGAAAACGATCAGCCACTCGAACAGTACGTTGAAGAACTGACGAACACACTCGGATCTCGCACAAGTTCTCAAGCACCACGCGGTGCACTATCGACTGACGTGCTGGAATCGTCACGCCTCAAAGAGCGCATGATCAAACTGACAAACGAACAGCGTCGGGAAGCCCACCAACTGGGTATCTTAAAGAACGACATGTACGAAAGTCTGTATCGCGCCAACATCGATATCGCCCAGCGCATGGCGTTTCGCCATACATTCGGACACTTTGGTGGAAGCGAAACGGAAATTCTGCAAGGAATGATCAAAGCGGTCGATGACGATTATCTCGACATGATCGCAAAGGCACAGCGTGAAGGCGCAACGAAAAAGCAGATCAACAAGCTGGACAACGAAAGACTGAAGGCAACCAAGGACGTCGAACTGGGTGTCCAACGACAGCTTGGGCAATTAGACCTACCCGCCGATCCCGAATCCTTGCTGAACTTTACGATGCAAAAAGTCCGTGAGTTTAACTATATCCGCTACGGCTCTGGCTTTGTGATCCCCAGCCTGACCGACCTGTCAAACACGGCACTGACTACCGGTTTCGGCACGATGTCCTATCGCAATCTAAAGGCACTCAATCAGACACTAAACAACATGGGCAACGCCGAGATCAAAAGTCTCGCCTACGCGCTTGAACTGATGGGTCACGGCAACCGGACGATGGCGATGAACGGTGCTGACGATGCTCGACTGCAAGCTGGCGTTGGTGACTATGGGACCGTCAAGCACTACACCACAAGTTCCGTCGATAGGATCATGCGTGGACTGTCCGATACCACCTCGTATGCCAGTGGTATGATGTGGTGGAACTCGCGCCTCAAAATGTTGGCGATGGTCGAAATGCAGAACAATTTTACCCGTCTCTCAAAGGATTACGACAGCTTACTCGCGGCGGCTTCTGCCAATGATCCAATAGCCAAAGGCAAAATAGCACAGCTTGCAGCGTCAGGTCTCGGATCGACTGAGATGCGTAATATCCAGAAGATGTTCAAAAAATACCCACCCAAAGAGAACGATGCGGGTGTGTTTGAACTCGGCATGGCGCGTTGGCTCAAAGAAGGACGCGAAGGACAGACAGCACACCAAGACGTAATGATCGCTTTGGAGAACGCTGCAAACCGTGCGGTCATGACGCCGTCCAAAGGTGATACACCGTTTCTGATGTCCAACGAGTACGCTAAGATTATCGGTCAGTTTCAGACCTACGGGTTCGTCGTGATGACGAAGTTCATGGTCCCTGCGTTTCAACGCATGGCAAACTACGGTGACATGCAAGCTTTCAGTTCGTTTGCCTTCGCACTTGCCCTGGGTACTGCCGTTGTCGGCGCGAAAGACATGCTGCGTTACGGCGAGATCAAAGAGCGGGACGCGGGTTCGTGGGCGTATGACGCGATAGATCGATCAGGATTTCTGACGTACCTATCGACACCCATCGACGCCATCGCGACCCAAGCCGGACTTTCTGAAGGCGCATCACGGTACAGCCGCGAGAACGCACGCCTGTCTCTAGTGCTTGGGCCGTCAGCGGGTCTGCTTACCGACACCTTTAATTTGGCTTTCGAAGACAATCGGCTAGAGACCGCGCAGAAACTCCTACCGTTCAAATTGTACCAACAAATCTACAACGTCGCGACCGGCGGTTACAAATAGAAAGGACACACGATGGCTAATGCCCGTGACGTTTACAATGTCGATGCCAATAAAGCTGGACTAGCTGATCCACAGAACCGGCAGTTTGACTTGTCGTTTCCGTACCTGTCTCAATCTCATGTCAGCGTGACAGTCAACGGTACAGCAACCACAGCGTTTACCTTCGCGACCAGTACGCGCATCCAGTTAAACACTGGGCCAACTGCCGGTGATGTCGTGGTGCTTAAACGTGCCACATCCCCGAATACGCGGCTAGTGGACTACCAGACCGGCTCAGTGTTGTCTGACGAAATCCTCGACAAAGATAGTCTCCAAGCATTCTATCTGGCCCAAGAGGCCAACGACGTCGCAGAGATCGTGTTGTCTAAAAACGCTAGTAACCTGTTCGACGCCGGTAACGAGCGGATCACAAACGTAGCAGACCCAACAAGCGCACAAGACGTCGCCACTAAGAACTATTTAGAAAACACTTGGCTCTCCAGTAGTGACAAAGCACAACTCAATGCGTTGAACACCACGAACCTAAACACCGTCGCGGGGTCCGTCAGTAACGTCAATACGGTTGCTGGAGACATAACTAACGTCAACACGGTCGCAGGGAAATCCACCGAGATTGCCGCGTTGGCAACCACAGACAACGTATCAAACATGGACACACTTGCAGCTAGTGGTGTCGTTGGAAACATCGCGTCAGTCGCAGGGATTTCATCAGACGTAACCACAGTCGCTGGTAAAGCCAGTTTGATTACTTCAGATTTCGTCAGTGACCTAAATACCGTTGCGGTGACTGACGTAATTAACGACATCAACTTGTTAGCGACAAGTGACATTGTGTCGGACTTAAACACGTTAGCGACGAGTGACATTGTGTCGGACCTCAACACGTTAGCGACATCAGATATCGTTTCGGACGTAAATTTATTAGCGACATCAGATATCGTTTCGGACCTCAATCAACTTGCGACTAGTGATTTTGTAAGTGACCTCAATCAACTTGCGACAACCACAAACGTCAACAATTTGGGAACCGTTGCGGGTGCGATAGGAAACGTTAATTCTGTGGGCAGTTCGATAGGAAACGTCAACACAGTCGCGGGGATTTCCAGCGCAGTATCGACAGTGGCGGCAGACGCAACAGATATTGGAAATGTCAGCGGGTCGATTGCAAACGTCAACACCGTTGCCAGCAATATCAGCGGCGTCAACAACTTTGTAGCGCAGTACCGTACAGGCTCTAGCGACCCCACAAGTAGTCTTGACACAGGCGATTTGTTCTACAACACGACAGCTTCCCAACTAAAAATTTACAACGGCACCCAATGGGAAAACGCTGCTCCAGCGGGTAGTGGTTTCCTTGCGACTTCTGGCGGCACCATGACGGGCGATTTGGCTCTGGGCGATAACGTCAAGGCGACTTTTGGTGCTGGGTCTGATTTAAAAATCTGGCATACAGGTAGCCATTCATATATTGCAGACCAAGGCACAGGTAACCTGTATATTCAAGGTTCAAGTA